CTGCTAGATATCTATCTATTCTTTGTTTGCATTCTTTTAAGGTGTCGAATGAATCGGTGAAGTGTTCGCCTATAGGGCCACAGTTCCAATGACCTGCATCCATTCTGCTGATCTGCCAGCCCTTGTAAGTGTACTCGCCTGCTGCTATGCGCTGTGCTTTGTCCATTACAATTCCTCTTTATCTGTTTGGTTGTATTAGTTTGATAGCGTCCCTGCTAATTAGTTCAATTTATTTTGCAATTATTTTATCAGCATTGATGTTGGCGTTTGTTTGCGGCACTCGCGGCTGCTTTTCTGGCTACTCTCTCTTCTAGCTTGTTTATTTTGTGATAGTAGCGGCTGCCCAGTAATTGATGGGCCAGCTTAATCTGCCCAGCTGCTGACACTTTGTAGCATCTAGCTGTCTCTGTGTCGCCTGACAATAGCGCTTCCCACTCGCTAACCATCTCGCTAAATAAAGCCCATTCTATAGTCTCTAATATCTCGTTCTTGTTCATTGTTTGTAGTCCTGTTTTGTTTGTTGTATTACTTAGTCAGCACTGTTTCGGATAAGTTCAAATTATTTTAAATTAATTTTATAGCTACTTTCTATTAATGCGCGCGCGTGCGAATACTACAAAGAGACTAGGGAGTCAAACATTAACATGACTAGACCAGGCTATTGAGTCACAGCTATAAACCTGCAAAGCATTGACGGGGTGGCTATGTAGTGGTAAGAGTCCTAGACAGTACCCACTAGCATACTCTCACTTGCCTGTCCAGAAACTCTGGTGACTATATAGCCTCTTCCGGTCACAGCTAGGCTTGACAGACTGAGGTGGGTATGCTAGAGGGCCGGGGGAGGGGCGGCGTAGGCGGATAAATGTTACTGTACCCGCTCAGATACAAAATAGGGCTAAATTAGGCTAAAAAGCAGCATAGTTATAACATATAGCTATAAAGGCTAAGTCATTGATAACTAAGGACTATAGCGAGCGACTGCGGAGACGCTGTTACGGCTGAGAATCCGCCTAGAAAGGAACAGGGGAGCCTATGGCGTAACATTAACAGTAAATAGTTCTTGACTTTTGTAAAAAAGTATGCTATAATAGTCTATATAGATTGAACAGCATTGCTTTAACGGTGTTTTAGGGTATTTTTCCACCTCTTCTACTGCTATGCATAGTGGTTGTAGTAGACGTTAAACACACGATAGTGCATAGCTACTCAGTCTACATAGACTAGAATCTCTTTAGAGGCAATTCAGTGGCAAAAAAGATAGGAAGACCTAAGAAGTCAGATGTTAAGGCTGTTACCAAAGGCAACCGCAGAGGCGTTGGTAGACCTAAAGGTGATGCAGCAGTCATCAACGAGTACAAAGCACGTATGTTAGCCTCGCCTAAGAGTAGAAAGGTGTTAGACAGCATACTCAACGCAGCGTTAGATGACGATCACAAGAATCAAGCGGCAGCATGGAAGCTCTGCATGGACAGGTTGTTGCCTGTTAGTTATTTTGAGAAGGATAAGGCCAGCGGAGGCAAGAGTGCCATCAACATCTCTATTACAGGGGTTGGTGGAGAGACTACAGTGATCTCTGGCGGCGAAGAAGAACCCATTGAAGGGGACTACACAGATGTATGATATAAATCAAGACTTAGATTATTTTACTAGGGAAGAGTTTGCTTGTCAGTACACTGGCGAGAATGAGATTAGTGACAGGTTGTTGCTGAAGTTAGATTTGTTACGCGAGAAGTGTGGTTTCCCTTTCGTTATCACCAGTGGCTTTAGAAGTAAAGACCACCCAATAGAAGCGAAAAAGGAGACACCCGGAACTCATGCCCAAGGCATTGCAGCGGACATTAAAGTTACAGACGGTACACAGCGGTTTAAGATTGTTGAGGAGGCTATCAAGATGGGCTTTTCAGGAATTGGAGTTGCTGGTCAGTTTGTTCATGTTGACATCCGCGACCTTGACGGTAATGAGTCTCCTGTAATGTGGACGTACTGATATGGCTATCAAGTATATCCATGTCAACCAACACGTCATACGTGCTAACAAGAAGCACAATGCTAATGATCCTGTGTTGACTATCAAGGAAGGTAAGAAGAACACATACGGCCATGCAGTACAGATACATGGGCCTAGCACAGTTATCTATGGTGGTAACGACAAGCCAGTGTTGTCTTGCGGAGCTAGGGTTGTTATCAAGACTGAAGCGGAACTAACCATTGACTGATTTAGCGGTTGAGCTGTTACCTTGGCAGCAGGAAGTCTGGGAAGACCCTACACGCTTTAAAGTAGTGGCTGCTGGTAGACGTACAGGAAAGAGTAGGTTAGCTGCGTGGAAGCTAATTATCAGTGCGTTGTCTGACAAGAAAGGTCAGGTGTTCTACGTAGCGCCTACACAGGGTCAGGCTAGAGACATTATGTGGCAGTTGTTGCTGGAGCTAGGGCACAATGTCATATCGTCAGCACATGTCAACAACCTACAGATTAAGCTAGTCAATGGCTGCACCATCTCCCTGAAGGGTGCTGATAGACCTGAGACCATGCGTGGTGTTAGTTTGAAGTTCCTGTGTATGGATGAGTACGCAGACATGAAGCCAGAGGTGTGGGAGCAAATCCTTCGCCCTGCTCTAGCGGATCAGAAGGGTGAGGCGTTGTTCATTGGTACGCCTATGGGTCGTAATCACTTCTATGACTTGTATACGTACTCAAGCGTAGGTAAGGATGAGGACTGGATAGGTTATCACTTTACCAGCTACGACAACCCACTGCTAGACCCTGAAGAGATCAAGGCTGCTGAGAAGAGTATGTCAGCCTTTAGCTTCCGTCAGGAGTTTATGGCTTCCTTTGAGGCTCATGGCAGTGAACTGTTTAAAGAAGAAGATGTACAATTTAGTGAGGAAGAGCCTGCTGATGGCGCTTATTACATTGCTGTCGATTTGGCAGGATTTGCAGATGTCCAGAAAGTTACCACAAAAACTAAAAGACTCGACCAGACAGCTATTGCAGTGGTCAAAGCTGGGGTGGACGGTTGGTGGGTCGCTAATATCATACATGGCCGTTGGGGCGTCAAAGAGACTGCCAGAAGAATCTTCGACGCAGTTAGAGACTACCAACCAGTCGCAGTAGGTATTGAGAAGGGAGCGTTGAAGAACGCTGTGTTTCCCTACCTAAACGATATAATGAAGCAGAACCAACGCTTCTTTAGAATTGAAGAGTTGACACACGGCAACAAGAAGAAGACAGACAGGATCGTGTGGGCGCTACAAGGCCGTATAGAACACGGCAACTTAACACTCAACAAAGGCAAGTGGAATGCTCAGTTCTTAGACGAGTTATTTCAGTTCCCGAATCCATTAGTCCACGATGACTTGATAGATGCGTTGGCTTATATAGACCAGCTAGCTAAAATTGCTTACGCTATAGACTATGAAGAAGAAGACTACGAATATTTAGATAAATACGCAGGGTACTAACTATGTTAGAGTCAGAAAAAGAATTTACACTAGAGGAGTCTGTAGAAGGCTGGGTAATGGAAAAGTGCGATGGATGGCGCGATCATTACGAAGCTAACTATTCAGAAAAGTTTGACGAATACTACCGCCTATGGCGTGGTCAGTGGGCAGCGGAAGACTCTACTCGTGCCTCAGAGCGTTCTAAGATTATATCCCCTGCGCTACAACAGGCTGTTGAGTCCTCCGTAGCGGAGCTAGAAGAAGCCTCCTTTGGTCATGGTAAGTGGTTTGACATTAAAGATGATGTCTATGATCAAGACCCCAGAGACATAGCTACCTTGCGTATGGCTTTGGATCAAGACTTTACTAAAAACAAGATACGTAAGGGTGTTGCAGAGTGTCTTATTAATGCAGCCGTTTTTGGTACAGGCATTGCTGAAGTAGTTTTAGATGAAGAAAAAGAAATGGCTCCTGCTACCTCTCCCGTTATGGGTGGAGAAATGCAGGCAGTAGGTGTCAATGTACGAGACCGTACCTGCGTTAAGTTACGTCCTATAATGCCACAGAACTTCCTGATTGACCCAGTAGCTACGTCTATAGAGGACGCGCTAGGTTGTGCAGTAGATGAGTTTGTTTCTACACACAAAGTACAGGAGCTACAAGAGAAGGGTGTGTACCGTGAAGTTGATCTGACTGAAGCCTCTCCTGACTTTAATATTGAGCCAGATCAAGACTTAACTACTTTTTCAGATGACAAAATTAGACTGACTAAATACTATGGTTTAGTTCCTCGCCATCTATTAGAGAAAGCTATAGAAGATGAGGATGCAGAGGAAACAGAGACTGTAAACCTAACTGACGAAGATCAAGATGAAAACTCTTACTACGTAGAAGCTATGGTAGTAGTGGGTAACAACGGTGTTCTTCTTAAAGCTACAACTAATCCTTACATGATGCAGGATCGCCCTATTGTTGCATTCCCTTGGGATGTAGTACCTAGCCGCTTCTGGGGTCGTGGTGTATGTGAGAAAGGTTACAATTCACAAAAGGCGTTAGACACAGAACTACGCGCACGTATTGACGCTCTGGCGCTGACCATCCACCCAATGATGGCTATGGACGCAAGTCGTATGCCTCGTGGTGCAAAGCCAGAGATTAGACCCGGTAAGATTATATTAACTAACGGAGCGCCTTCTGAGGTGCTACAGCCATTTAACTTTGGCAACGTAAGTCAGGTGACATTTGCTCAAGCACAAGCTCTACAGACTATGGTACAAACGGCAACGGGCGCTATTGATAGTGCTGGTATCGCTGGTTCTATTAACGGAGACGCTACTGCTGCTGGTGTTTCTATGTCGCTTGGCGCTATCATCAAGCGTCACAAGCGTACCCTG